TTAATACTTGAACTTTTCGCCCTCACGTAAAAGATATTCGTCGGAAAGGTCGGTATATGCATTTCCGAGCGCGCCGAGGGAATGTCCCATGTATTCCTTCCGAGCCGCTTCGCCAATGTGGCATTCCTTACAACGAGTGTAAAAGGTAGTCCTTAAATCGTATAACATATGATTAGGCAAAATTTTTTTGAAAATCTTTCGAAGGTATTTCGCGGTAAGCATTTTGAAATCGGGATATTTCTCTATGTACGGACGAAGCATGGGGGTGACGGGAATTTTCTTGAACACTTCTTCGCCGTTCTTCTTTTTTTTCTGTTTGGACTTTTTGGCGATAATGAAAAGTTTGTTTTCGTCCAATCGGACCGTTATATACTCATTCGGGCGAAGACCCGTATAAAGAATGATTGCAAAACAAATTTCATACGGAGTGTCTTTAACAGCCAAAAGCAAATGTCCTTCCTCTTCAATAAGGAGAGCTGAACCGCTTTCTTTTTCGTATTCAATCGCCTGTACCGTGTCCATAGGGCTGAATTGAATAATATGATGATCTATGGCGCAGTCGAATATGCCGTTCATAAGTGAGTATAATTCGCTTGCAGTTTTCCATTTTTCCTGTTCCGTTAAGCGTTCTAAAAGATTTTGACAATGGGTTGGAGTAATGCTCTTAATAAGAGTTTCTTTGAAATATGGCGCGAGGTGGTTGTTGTAACGGCTCAAATCTTTTTCAAATGTTTCGGGAACAACCTTTTTTACGCGGAAGTTATTGAAGTAGTAAAGCGCAAAGGGGTGAAAGGTAATGGGAACGCCGCTTTTACTTTCTTTCTGTTTCTGGGAAGATTGATTTTTTAATTCTTCCAAAAAACGAGGCTTTAGATTTTCTTTGTGTTGATCACAAAAATCAATATTATATCCTTCGCGCTTAAATCTAACGTTATAAGTGTATGAGTTTTTTCCAGATTGGAGTTTTCTCCAGCCAACGGAAAAACCTCCAGCTAAAATTTTTCCTTTTGTAATATTTTTAGGCATTTTCTTTAAATCCTCTTGTGTGATTTCGATAATGCCCTTTTCTTCTGTGTCCTCTGCTATCTGCGGAGGACTTTTTTCGTTTTGAGCTGTTTGTTGCCAATTTCTGAATAAATCCATTTTTGCGTTGCGATTATCTTCTTCGTCGGATTCTTTCATGATTATGAAGCCTTGGAACGCATAGCAAAATTGCATAACGGCGATGGCTTTTGTTTTTAATGCAAGCAATAACGCAGGAGCGTGGGATAAAGCAAGTCTCAATTCGGAACTGTTAATCAATTCTTGCAATTCTTCCGCACTGATAGAAATTTGAGCTACGATAGTTTTGATACTTCCAATACCTGTAATGTTTTCCATATTTTCCCTCCTAAGTGGAATTATGGAAAAATTATATCACATTTTTTTCAATAAGTAAATAGCTTTACAAAATTACCAAATTTTACCAATTAGCGTTTAATATTTTTTGCCTCCAAATTTTTAGTTTCTTCTTCAAAAATCCAACCTTCAACTCGCCCCAATATTTTAAGTTGAGTTTTGATTGATGCTTTTGAAAAAACTTTCATAAATTCTAAAATATTCTCCTGCGTCTCTCTCGGCTGGCTTTCATAAATGCGTTGATATTCCGAAGGCGGGGGAGAAAGTGCAAGATTACATGTTTCCCTTCCAAGCAGATAATCGACCGAAACCCCAAAAAAGTCTGCAAGTTTACATAGCGTTTTGAGGTCGGGATAACGATCTCCGAATTCATAGTGAGCATATGCTTGTCGGGATAAACCAATATAATCAGCAACAGCCTTTTGAGTAACATTAAGTTGTTCTCTTAAAAAAAGTAGTTTTTCCATAATAGTTTCCCTAAAGAGAAAAAATAAATTTTATAAACTTTCAGGTTTCTTTTTCTTTGCCTCGTTGTAATTAAAGGCAACGCTAAAGAAACCTTTTGTATTTTCCAATTGAGTATCAGTCATTCCTGCGAGAACCTCTAACATTTTTAAAAGAATTTCTTGTCTCTGTGGGGATTGACTTTCAAAGATACGTTGATATTCGGGTTTGGAATTTGTTGATGGGTTAAGGCTCTGAAGTTCTGCTTGTTCTCTTTCTAAAAGATCGTCTAATGTTACTGCGAAGAAATCGGCAATTTTGTATAGAGTTGCAATATCTGGTTCGCGGGAGCCGTTTTCATATCGTTGATAAGCTTGGCGAGTTATTCCGAGATACTGTGCCATTTCTTGCTGTGTAAGTTTTCTTTGTTTGCGCAGCATAATTAATTTTTTCATTTTACACCTCTTTCTCATAGTATAAAAAAAATTTTATAAAAAAGCAACAAAATGGTTGCAAAATAGTTGACATGCAACCGATAAGGTGCTACAATGTAATAGAAAAGCACCTTAAAGGTTGCTTTTAGGGTAAAAGGAGGTGAAATATGAATTTCAAAGCTTTGCTAAAAAGTAAGCGTTGGAACTTTGCGACGATGGCAAGGGCATTGGGCGTTTCCCATCCAACAGTAAGAAATTGGTATATAAAGCACGGAAGCCCATCACCCGAACAAGTAAGGCGCATGAGCGACTTGTTGGAATGCACGACGGACGAAGTTATAAACGCTTTGCTGGAAAACGAGCAATAAAAAATCCCTCGGAGGGAAAGGAGAAAGAAATGACACAAAAGAAAATTGACATCGTGATAAAAGACAAATCGAACGATTATCACATTCACTTTTTTATCACGCGAGACGAAGCGGTAAGGTATTAAAAAAGCAGGCGGAAGCCTGCGGGGAGGAAGGTATGATTATCATAAGAATAATATTTATTCTAATCGGGGCACTTGCAATATGCGGGGGAATAGCTTACCTTTTCAATAACATAGAGAATATCAAAAGACAAGGATTTAGTTTTTTTATTGTAATATTATTTTTATGCGCCTTACTTTTCGTTTGTATTGGAGTCGGCAGTATTGTTTTCGGGATTTGGTACTAAAAGAGGATTTTTAATTTTGTATGTAAAGGTTTTTTGGGTGGTCGTTATTTTGAATTTAAGAATTTTAGGCAGTTTAGATTTCTCAATTTCAAAATAACAGTCAAAATCATCGGCTTCAAAAGATGAAACGGGAATATTTTTTAAAGGTCTATAAGTAGCGAATACCTCATGACGAAAATATAACTCTTTAGCTTGGTATTTTTGTTTTTTTGTAAGTAACTCAATTTCAATGATGTAAAGAAAATTATCTGTAAAATTTTGTATAGATAAGAAAAAGTATGTATCATCATAATAGGAAAGGATAAGATTAATTTTTAAACGAAGAGAATTTTTATTTAAATGATTTTTTAAAAGGGCACAGATACCAATAAAGACGCTAATACCTCCCAACACAGTGGCGAGGTCTGCTGCAAAGGAAGCATAACCTTGAAGCTGTTGAAACGTTATAGTGCAAATCATAAACCCACCTCACAATTTATCAGGAGTAAACAAATGACACTAAAAGAATTACGAGTACAAAACAATAAAAGCCGCGCGGAGGTTGCGGCTGTCTTAGGGGTAACTTTACAAGCACTAAGCAATTACGAAAGTGGTTTGCGCCGCATTAATATAGAACAAGTTTTGAGCCTATCAAAACTTTATGAATGTACGGAAAAAGAAATAATCGAAGCGCAGCTTAATAATTGTCGTTAAGCCCAATAAGATAGTCAGCCGATATTTCCAGCGTTTCGCAAATAGATTTCAATAAAGCAATAGTGGGTTCACGAATTCCCTGTTCATAGTTTGAATAGCAAGCTCGTGTCACTCCTAAAATATCAGCAACTTTTTGTTGAGACCAACCTTTTATACGTCGAGCTTCTTTAATTTTTTCATTCCAAGTTTCCATGAAAATATTTTAACACAAATTGTGTCGAAATGCTTGACTTGAAACAAAATGTGTCGTATAATAAAGACACAAAATGTTTCAATTGGAGGACAACGAAATGACTAAACAAGAGCAAGTAAGTAGAAGTTTGGGCAAGGATTTCATGGGCGGGCGTTGGTGGTGGAGGCCGAACGTATTTCAAACGAATTGTTTCCCGTGGATAAATGGCGTGGGAATAACGGTGAGGTTTGAATGTACGTTATCGGTAGTGCGGGCGATAATCGATACGGCGGACGATTACGGATTGCCGAACGAGCAACAAGAATTTCAAGGCGAGAATGCGATCGGGAAATGTTTAGCATGGGCGGCGGAGAAGGTAGTCGAGAAAAGCGAGATAATAAGCGGACGGGTAAAACCGTATCGGCAAGGCCATAAGGAATATTTAAGAGCATTAAAAGGCGCGTAGAGGAGGAGATTTATGAACAGAGACAATCTTGAAAACGGAATGTTGTTGGGGCGAGAGGACCAGCCCGAGCAGCTGTGCACATGCGCATGGTGCGGCGGGCCGATCTACGCGGGCGACGACTATTACGATTTGGACGGCGAGAGCGTATGCGAGGAGTGCATTGAAAGTGCGAAACGGAAAGCGGAGGCGGTATGAAGTGGTGGGATAAGGTCGTGGATAAATTAATCGAGCCGAAGCCGCAAAAGCGGATAGAGGTGCATATAACGCGAGCGGAGCTATTAAGGCTAATCGAGCAAGCGGAGAGAGAACAGTTAGCGGGTAAACGGGAGGGTGTAGCGAGATGAAACGCTATAAAGTGACATACCGTTACCGAAAAGACGGCAGCGCGGGGATTTACAAAACGGACATGATGTATGTTTCCAGCGCGGAGTTTGCGATAGAAGAATTGAAACGGCATTACATAGACGAAGCAAACGACAGCGTGCATGTGAAAGCTGTCGCGTTGGTAGGGGATCGACTTGAAATTCGCTACTATGACAGCGACCCTGACGACGAAGCGGAGCACGAAACGATCTTCGACGACTTCCGCGCGGAGCGGATTTAACGGCCGCAAATCGGCCGTATATGGGGCGGTGAGCACAAACGGCGGTGCAACTCCGCCGCGCCCCGAAAAAAACACAAGGAGACACTATTATGGCAATTTTCACGCCCGAAACGGAAACGTTTCAAGACCAGCGATTTTCCATGCTGTTGTACGGCGCGCCAGGCGTCGGAAAGACGACGCTTGCATGTTCCGCGCCGAAGCCCCTACTCATTGACTTGGATAAGGGGATACAGCGTATCAAAGCCCAGCACCGTCCGAAGTTTTCCCGAGTCGCAACGTACGAGGAACTTTTAGAGGACTTGAACAGCGAGACGTTGAAAGGTTTCGAGACTTTGGTCATCGACACAGGCGGCGCACTCATAACGCTGTTGCAAGATTACGTGATGCGGAAAGACCCCGTGAATAAAACGCGGTCGGGCGGGATCTCGCAGAAAGGCTACGGAGCGGTGAAGCTGGAATTTCAGCAGTTGACTGCAAGATTTAAGACGGTTTTAGACAAAAACATCATCTACGTGTTTCATAGCGTCGAAGAAAAGAACAAGGAAGGCGTAGCCATTCAGCGTTTGCTGTGCGAGGGCAGCGCGAAAAATATCGTCTGGCAACCCTGCGATTTCGGGGCGTACATCTACATGAACGGAAACGAGCGCATGGCGGGCTTTACGCCAACGGACGAATATTTCGCAAAAGGCTGTTACGGTATCAGCGGCGTGAGAAAAATCCCCGCGCTGGGCGGAACAGACAAAAACGACTACATTACCCGCCTGTTTGACGAGGCGAACGCAAACATCGCGCAAGACAACGAATATTTCGCGGCGGAAAAGAAAGCTTATGAAGCGGCAATGACTGCGGGCAAAGAGCTGATCGGCAGTCTTGAAACGCCCGCCGACTTCAACGAAGCCGGTGAAAAGCTGAAATCGATAAACCATTCGTTGACCTCTTTGGAAGAGCTTCGCCAGCTTTTCCGCGACCGTGTGAAAGAAAAGGGCTACGTATTCAACCGCGAAAAGAAGGGTTACGAGCTGCCCGAGGCGGAAGCGAAAAAGGCGGAGGCGGAAAAACAGGCGGCCGAGGAACCACAAGAGAAACCCGTTAAAAAGCCTGTGAAACAAGCCGCGCAGGAGCCGCAAGCCGAGCCCGTTAAAAAGAGCGCGAAAGCGCAGGCGGACGAAATCTTGAACGAGCTGACGAACGGCAAGTCTGAAGCGAAAAAAAACGAGACGGAACCGCCCGTAGAAGCGACGCAGGAGGAACTGCCGATCAATGCCCTGCGTCAACCGAACGCGGCGTATGAGGCGTTAAAAAAGCCCGCAGAAAAGCAAGCTCCAGTCGGGCCGAAAGTATTTGAGGACGTTTAATATGGAAAAGCGGTATTTAATGACGCAATCCCTGCTCTCCGCGTGGCTGTATCAGTACAACTGCGCGGAGGGGTACGAGGAGGAAGCGCGGGAAAGTTTCTTAAAGACCTTACGTCGGGAGCCGACGGAATCGAGCGAGTCAATGGAACGTGGTATCGCATTCGAGGACGCGGTTTACGAGGTTATCTGCGGTAACAAGACCGCGGCGGCCGCGTATGCGTCGCAGTGGTCGAAACGCGGCGAGGAAGTGCCCGAGGGCGCGTGTATCCTGGAGCTTGCGGAACAGCTGTCGGGCGGCATATACCAGCTGACGGCGTACAAGGAAAAGACGATCTCGGGTGAGCGGTTTCTGTTGATGGCAAAATGCGACTGGGTAAAAGCGGGTGTGATCTATGATTGTAAGCGGGTGGAGCGTTACGAAGTCGGCAAGTATTACGCTTCCCCGCAACACCCCATGTATTTGGAGGTAATCGACACGGCGCTAGGCTTCGAATACAAGATATGCGACGGGAAAGACCTTTACACGGAGCGTTATACCCGTGAGGATATCCCACAGAGCGCGGAGAGCCTGATCGCGGAATTTATCGGGAGTATGAAAAGCGAGGGGCTGTGGGAGACGTACACGGCGTTATGGCAAGCAAAATAAACGTGAGGGACGGGAGTATGAAGGGAGTGAACGGATTTACATTTTTCAAGAATTATTACGACGCGATTACCGATCCCGATAACGGGTTGACGGCGGAAGAACAGGGCGAGCTGTATAACGCCATATTCGCGTACATGTTCGAAGACGTTCTCCCGTCCTTAAAAGGCGCGTGCCGAATGGCGTTTAACTTAATCAAGCCGTCGCTGGATAAGTCAAAAGTCCGTTCGGCGGCACGAACGAAAGAGGAAGAAACGGAGCAGACAGAAGAAGAAACGGGAACAAACCGAAATCAAACGCAATCAAACGCCAATCAAAAAAAATCAAATGAAATCAAACCGCAATCAAACGAAAAGAAAACGGATTTGTCACCTTCTATGAATAAAGAAAAAGAACAAGAAAGAGAAAATAAGAACGAGAATAAGAAGAACGAACAGGAAAGAGAAGAGGGTGCAGGGGGAAGAGAAAACCCTTTGAGCGCGACGGAGCGCACGGAAAGATCGTTCGTTCAGGAAAAGTTTTTTAAGGAACACCCCGAGATAGAGGTTGACAACTATCCCGCATGTTTGGCGAGTGAGATTGATTTTGAGGTTTTAAGCGCGGAAATCTCGAAAAGCGCGTACCTACGCGGCACGAAATCGTTTTCATGGCTTTGCAAAAATTATCGTAAAATCGCGCTGGGACAATACCGCGACTATGCGAAAAGCACAGACCCGCCGACGGAGGACACGTCAGCGGAGCAAGAGCGGGAGCGGGAATGGAACGAGAAGCACGGCAAGGGCGCGGGCACATAAACGAAACGGGAGGCGGATATGGGAGATCGAGGTTTATGTCCAATAGGAGACGATTTGCAGACGGTCGTACATAAGCCAGAAGAATACGCGGCAAAAAAGAAAGCGGTGCTTTCGAAAATTGACCCGAGCAAGGAATTTGTGCAGGGCGGGGAAATCTTTTGCAGGCGTTGCCGCAAGGTAAAATCACTGGATATGCCCGAACGCGGGGTGTTCATGAACTGTGTCTGCGAGTGCGAAGAAGAAGCGGAAACAGCACGCAAAAAACGCGAACAGCGTGCGGTGCTGGCGGAGAAATATCGCCGCATGAGTTTCAACGAGTTGGGCCGCGACTATGAACGCGCCACGTTCGAGCGCCTAAACATGAGCGGCGCGACGGAAGAATTTTTGACCGCGGCGGAGCGTTGCGAGAAATTCTGCGTGAATTTTGCGACGGTAGAAAACTCGGGGCGCGGGATCTGGCTATACGGCGGCGAAGCGTTGGGCAAGACACACCTTGCGGCGTGTATCCTGCACGAGCTGGAGCGGGATAAAATCCCGTGTGTATTCACGACGCTGGAGCGGGTATTGTCGAAGTTGAAAGCGACCTACAAAGACAGCACTCAAGAAAGCGAGTACGAGATTATGCAGCGCCTGACGCGGGTGGATTGCCTGATTATAGACGATCTGCAGGCAGTAAAGCCGAAAGGCAGAAGCGCGGGTGAAAGCTGGGCGATAGAGAAATTTTCGGAGATAGTAAAAAGCCGTTACGATTACCATCACCCCACGGTGATTACGAGCCGCCACAGTTTACGTGAGATGGCGATTAAGGGCGAAATCCCGATGTCCGTCGGGGATAAGCTCGTGGAGCGTCAGGTGGTGATGCAGCTTACGGGCGAGCCGCGGCGGAAACGCAGCGCAGGCCCGATCGAGTTTTAGGAGGACGGAATGGGAATATATTGCAAAAATGCGGACAGGTGCTCATATCATCCGAGCGGGGCTTGCGATCTGATCTTCGATTGTGTATGTTTCGAAGCCGCCGTGGGCCAAGGGTTGCAGTCAACTGCAAAAAAGACGGTAACGCAGATGCTGACGGCGAAAGAGGCAGAGGAACAGGAAGCGTTCGTGAAGTGGTGCGAGCTGAACGGAATACCCGTGTTTCATATCCCGAACGAGGGCAAGAGAACGAAAGGCACGGGCGGAAGATTGAAAGCGCAGGGCTTAAGCCACGGCGTGCCCGATTTAATGATCCCCGTGCCGAGCGGCGGGAAGCACGGATTGTTCATTGAAATGAAACGCCCGAAGCCGATGGGGAAACGCCCTACGGATGCCCAGCTCAAATGGCTGGAGCGATTAAATAAAAACGGGTATCTGGCGGTCGTGTGTTACGGTCAGGACGAAGCGAAAGAAACGTTAAAAACGTATTTTGGTACGAAAAATTAACATATACAAGGAGACACTATGGAAACCACAAATACCAATTATCGGCAGTTGATGCTGACAGACAGCGGAGAACTGACGCTGGAACAAAAGCAATTTGTTGACCTGCACAAGCGTATCTGCTACGATTCGCAAAAGGCCACGGAGTATATCGTGGACATGGCGCAGGGGATACGCGAGATGAAAGAAAGCAAGCGTTACCAAACGGCGGGATTTACGAGTTTCGGGGAGTACACGGAAACAGCGCTGGGGATCAAAGAACGCCAGGCGTATAATTACATAGCGGTGATCGAGAAACTTCCCGAAGGCTTTGTGAAAGCGAACGCGGAGATCGGCGTCACGAAATTGGCGCTCTTGACCTCGGTGAACGAGGAAGAACGTGAGGAAATACTCGAAAAAATCGACATTACGACGGCAAAAACAACGGAAATCAACACGGCAGTAAAGGAAGCGATTGCAGCGCGGGAAGAAGCGGAAAAACAGTTATCTCTGTTATCGGACGAAAAGGCGGAGGTAGAACAAGAGAACGAGAAATTAAACCGCGAATACGCGAAAATCGCCAAAGACCTCAAATCCGAAAAATCCCGCCAAAGCGAGTTATTGAAAGAAAAAGAAATGCTGGAAAAGAAGTACGCGGAACTGGAAGCGTCAAAGCATACGGTAGCCTATCAACCTGACATGCAGACTGTTACGGAGTTGAAAGTCGCGACCGAAAAGGAAGCGCAGTCCGCGGCGAGGATAAAGGAACTGGAAGCGCAGATAGAAACGCTGAAAGCGGCACCGAAGCCCCAAGCGGAACCCGCGCGGGTTGAAATTAAGGACGACGCCATCGTGCGGTTCAAGGTTAAATTCAACGATTTTCAAAATTTGCTGGATAACATGTCGGACCTGATAGAGGATATGGAAACAGAGCAGGCGGGGAAATGTAAAAACGCAGTGAAGATCGTATTTGAGGACAGTATATTCGGGGAGACGAAATGAAAGCGAACGAATTTATCGAAATGCAGAGACAGGACATCGAGACGGAAAAACCCGCGGAAAAGAAAATATTAAGAGAATTGATTGCGGCGATGGAGGCGGTGCTTGCGTACCACCCCGAAACGGAAATCGATTCGAAAAAGACGGCCGCGGAGTGTTACAAACAGATGTATTCCGTGGCGAACAAGAATAAAAAGGACGGGTATTACGTATTCACGCCGACGGGGACAATGAAGTTTATCTGCGGGTATTTAGGCGTCGCGGAAATTCCGATTTACCCCGCCGCGCCGGCGACTACAGGATCGGAAAAATCCGAAAAGCCCGCAAAGGAAGCGAAAAAGCGTCGGAGCTTGGAGGATTTCTTCTGATGCGGAAATATACGTTAGAGTGGTATTTATCAATCCGCCGCATGGCGCCGAAATCGGAGATCGCGGACTGGACGGTTAAAAACGTCATGACGAATTATTTCCTGTTTGACGTTGCGGCGGATAAAAAACACCGTATAGGCGTATGTACGGCCTGCGGGGAGCGGATACGGCCCGACAAGGCACCGAAAGGGAAATATATCCTCTGTCCGCAGTGCGGAGCGAGGATCAAAGCGACGGAGCGGGCGGAAATGACAGGCGATTTTCAAAATTACTTTGTAGGGTATTTGGAAAATTACGGGGAATTTCTGTTACACCGCATTTTCCGCGTGGCGCGTGAGCTGTGGCCGAACGGCAAGCAAGAGGCGCATATCGAGGAAGCGCAGATGGAGGTTTTAGGCCTGCCGCTAAAACAAAGATACACGTACAGCATGGTGTTTTCGCGGGAGACTCGCTATAAAAACGACAACGGGTTTACGAGATATGCGGTCACGAAAGGCGGTAGTCATGCCGAGTATTGGGAGCGGGGCACGATCGGCGGATACGGCTGTAACGTTTTTCAACTCACTCGTCAGACGTATCCGTATAATCTGAAAACGGAATTGAAAGGCACGCCGTTCGAATACAGCCAGCTTTGGGAATTGGCGGAAAGCGGCGAAAAATTCAATTTATATAACGCATTGATGGGGTATCTCCGTACGCCCCAGCTGGAATATCTGATCAAACTAAAACTTTACCGTTTGGCCGCGGGATATATCCGTTACGGCTTATATTGCAATCATAACGAAAACAACGTCATCAGATTTTTAGGGCTGAAATCGTATCGGGAACTGAAATTTGCGATCGAGCAAAATATGAGCGTCGGTGAATTCGAGGCGTATCGGGAACTGCTTAAAAAGAATATTCCCTACACGGAAAAGAACGTCAAAATCTATCGTGCGATGAAATGGCACGGCGATCGGATTGAGGGAATAGAAAAAGTCATATCAATCGAGGGACTGTACGATTACTATAAAGCGCAAGCCGACCGTCGGAACGTATCGTTCCGCACGTTTATCGGAGATTACGCGGATCATCTTCGGGATTGCGAGACCCTGCGTTTGGACATCTCGGACACGATGTACGCAAAGCCGAAGAATTTCTACGACCTGCACACCCGATTATCGGCGGAAGTAACGGCGTTGCAAAACAAAGAAAAATACGAGAGATGCGATAAACGTCTGGCGATGGAGGAGCATTATGGTTACACAAGCGGCGAGCTGGCGGTGATCGTACCGAAAAAGGCAGAGGAAATCGTTGTTGAGGGTAAAATACAGGGGCATTGCGTGGGCTCATACATAGACCGAGTGACTGACGGAAATAGCGTGATCGTATTTGTCCGAAAAACGTCCGCCCCGACAGTGAGCTACTATACCATGGAAGTCGATCCCAAGACCATGACGGTGGTGCAGTGCCGAGGCTATAAAAACGGTGTCATGACGCCCGAAGTAAAGGCTTTCGTCGAAGAATATAAATCGAAATGCCTTGCGAAACTGAAGAAAAAAGCAATAAAGATAAAAGCGGAACAGCCCATCTACGTACCGGTGGCGGTGTAGAACACGAGACGCGGACGGGGTTGCAGTTAAATGCAAAAACTCCGTCCGCGCACATGGACGGGAAGTAGGGAAAGGAGACAGAATGAAAGTATATCTATATCCGACGAAGTGCAACATATGTGGCGGAAATGTGATTTACACCGAAAACGATAAAATCTACGGCAGACGGTACGGAAGTGGATATTGCTATTTTTGTACGGAGTGTGGGGCGTATGTGGGAACGCACCGCCCCCGACCGAGGCAGGCGTTAGGGTTATTATCTAATGAGCGCATGAAAAAGGGAAAAATCGCGTGTCACGAAATATTCGACAGGTTATGGCATAACGGGGTAGAGCGAAAAAGGCTGTACGCAAAATTAGCGGGAGAAATGAATATTCCCGTTAAAGAGTGCCACTTCGGGTATTTTGATATGGAGCAGTTAACACAAGCCTACAAGATTTTGAAGTCATGGGAGAAAAGAAATGAAAGCGATATTAATGAGCGTACGCCCTGAATGGGTCAGAAAGATTGAACACGGGCAAAAGACGATTGAGGTCAGAAAGACCCGTCCGAAGCTGGAACCACCATTTAAGTGTTATATCTATATGACGCTCGCCAGGCCATACTGTTTTGAATTTGCGGGAGATGGAATGATGAAAGCAAAAAACGGCAAAGTCATCGGCGAGTTCGTATGCGATAGGGCGGAAAGATTAAGATATCCCGAGGACGGTTTCGCTGATGTTATTGACTTAAAAATGAGCTGTTTATCGGCGGAAGAAATCATTAAGTATTCTGACGGAACTCCGCTTTACGGCTGGCACATTTCGGAATTGAAAATCTATGATAAACCGAAAGAGTTGGGAGAGTTTTCCTCCGCTTTATCTCTTAAAGATATTCGCTGTAAACACATCGAGAAAAGATATAAAACATACAACGGAAAGCCGTATATAAAATGCACTTTGCAAAATTGCGTTTGTGAGTTTAGGCGGCTTGGAACGCAAACGGACTGCGACGGCTACGAGATGTTGAAAGAGCCTGCTCGTCTAACAAAGGCTCCGCGCTCATGGTGTTATGTTGAAGAATTGGAGGACTGAAATGAAATTTTGTTTTGGCGATATAGTAGTAGTTGAGGGAGGTTTAATCGGCGTCGTCGTGAAGAGCTGGGGAAAAAGTTTTCTTGGCAAACCGAGAAATTATGATGTGTATGTCCGTAGCTGGAACATCATACAGAACTACGACGAGGAAGATATTGAGCGGTATATGGTAAGACATAAAGAGTTAACTAAAGAAGAATTGGAATATCAAAGGAACGCCTTGAAGGACTGAAATGAACAAGGAAAAGCTGATTGAAGAAATGGCTAAAATCATAGCGACGGCGAAAAATTGTGAAGCGTTAGCGCTAAGCGAGTGTATTAATCGAGATTGTAAAATTAAAAAAGAATACGGTTGTCGCTCTTATTTTCAAGCCGAAGACCTCTACAACGCAGGGTATCGGAAAGCCGAGGAAGTGAGAGCGGAAGCGGTGAAAGAGTTTTTAGCTCCTCACGCTTCGCAGGAGAGTGAAACCGAGCCGTCTCGAGGAAACACCCGAGGAGAGACGAAAACGAAGCAGAAGCCTGTTTTAACGGCTTTGGACAATGACGACGACATTCCCTTTTAAGGAGCTGCCATGCGAGCGAGAATAGAGACGGTCACGGATAATTTACGCCGTGGGACGGCACATACGCTTTACACGCCGACGGCGGAGGCGGAGATTTGTTTGAACTGTCCGTTGAAAGAGTGTAAAAAGAGCGAGTGCGAGAGATTTAAGGAAGAGAAAAGAAAGCTGAAAGCAAAGTGAGGCGGAAATGAAACAGGGGCACTATTTGACGATAGACAAAGCGTTTCAGAATTACTGGGAAAACAAAGAATACCTCACCAATTACCCGTACCCGCATGCGGTTAATTATCAAAAAGCGCGGGTAAAGGGCGACTGTTACAAAAACATTCCCGAGCAGCTGATTTTATCCTGTATCGACAAAGTCGAGGACATACAAAAACAAGTCGATTTAGTCGAGGAAACCTATAAATATTTCAAGCACGAAGGACAGCTTCGGGATTTATACATAAAGATCATCTACATGAACAAGCACCGTTGTACGAATGTAAGAGCCTGTTATGAAATCGGAATCGATGATCGTACGGGGAAACGCTGGAAAAAATGTATTTTCGAGAAAGCGGAAACAATCGGCCAAGAATTAGGCTTTTTCAAGTAAAAAATGAAAAGGGGACAAAAGTTGTCCCTTTTTTTGCTTTTTGATATGTTATAATGCTATTATCAAAACGAATATCCGAACGGTCATGCGGGTATTTGTTTTGGAAATAGTTTCTCCCTGTGTAGCCGTCGGCGTTAAGTCGGCGGTTTTTCCGTGGGGAGAATACGAAAGAAGGGATATATGGAACTGAAAGTTTTACAGATCGAGAATGTGGCTATTTCGGAAATCAAGCCCTATGAATACAACGCGAAGAAACATGACGAAAAACAAATCGTGAACGTAGCGGAAAGTATTCGTCAATTCGGCTGGCAACAGCCTTTGGTATTGGATAAGGATAAAGTGATCATTATCGGCCATTGTCGGTATTTAGCGGCAAAAAAGCTGAAATTGAAAACCGTACCTTGCAAGATCGCCGCCGACTTGACCGCCGACGAAGTGAAGAAGCTCCGAGCTTTGGATAATAAATTAAACGAGAGCGAATGGAATCTGGATATGCTGTCGTTAGACATCGGGGGCTTGGAGTTCAAGGGCTTTGACATAGATTGGGGAATAATCAAGCCCGACGATTTCGGAACGGAATTTGCGATCGCAAGCGGGGATAAATCGGTAATGGAAACGATGACGTTTACGCTCCATCACGAACAGGCGGAACTGATCCGTAGCGCGATGGAAACCGTCCTGAAAAACGAGGAGGCGCAGGAGGCGTTCGGGAATACCAACAGGAACGGGAACGCGATTTACGAGGTGGTGCGGCAATGGGCAGAGCTAAAGAAATAGAGCTTCGGGTAATCCCGGCAAGCATAGCGAATCCGTTTGTAAAAAAACACCATTACAGCGGAAAGGTCGTCAATAACAGCAAGGTGCATTTCGGCGCGTTTTTGGACGGAAATCTGCATGGGGTAATGAGTTACGGCAGTAGCACCGACAAATCAAAAATAATCGGCTTGGTGGAGGGTACGGGCTGGAATGAGTTTTTAGAGCTCAATCGCATGGCGTTTGACGATTACCTGCCGCGAAACAGCGAAAGTCGATGCATCGCGCAAAGTATCCGCCTGATCAAGAAACAAGCCCCGCATATCAAGTGGATTATCTCTTTTGCAGACGGCTGTCAATGCGGAGACGGGACAATCTATCGGGCGAGCGGATTTATATTAACGGGGATAAAACCGAACAAGAGCATTATTCTTTTTCCCAGCGGTCACCGTATTGCACAAATTACGGTTACGGCGGAATGGAACAGCCCGCAGATGAAAGAAGAATGCCGATTGCTCCATGTCGAGCATAAATACCGACCTGCATCGGAATATATCAAGCTCGGGGCGAAGTATCTGTCGGGGTATCAATTACGATATATTTATTTTATCGATAAAAGCTATCGTGAGCGGCTGACGGTAAAGGAACTGCCGTTTGATACGATTGATAAAATGAACGCGGGAATGTATAAAGGCGAAACGATAAGTCTGAAAGCCAGACGCGAGGAATAACCCGCGTCTTTTATGCGAGTATAGTTTAACGAAAGAACGGCATTTTTCCAAAATGCAAACGGCGGTTTAACTCCGACCTACTCGCTCCAAAAGGTCGCAAAAAACAGCCTTCGAGGTCGTTTAGAGTAAAATAAATCCCGTATTTTGAAGAAAAGGAGGGCTATTTTGAACGCTGAAAATCTAACAAAAATCAATCGAAGCCCGAGCGAAGCCCGAGAAAACGGGTCTAAGGGCGGAAAACAGTCGGGGAAAGCGAGACGGAAAAAGAAGCAGATGAAGGACATGTTCGAGTATCTTTTGGGTCTGGACGTAACGGACGCAGAGTTGAAAAAGAAGATGTCGGAGATGGGCATAGACGACGGGCAGATGACCTATAACGCTATGGTCTGTTATTCTATGCTCCGAATGGCGTGTGCGGGAAGCGTGAAAGCCGCGACGTTTATCCGAGATACGACGGGCCAGAAGCCGCAGGACAACGTGAAGATAGAGGGCACGGTGGAATCGAGACTGCGAGTGCCGCAGAATATTTCGAAGTTGACGACGGAGGAGCTGCGTGCGATAGCGGGGATAACGGTTCCCGAGTGCACGGAAACGACGGAATATGCCGAAGAGCATGAGTGACGCAGAGCGTAAAGCCCTGCGTTTTTTGGTGGACGTAGAGCGTTCAAGGCGCTCGTTTTGGGACTATTGCAATGTGCTCGCGCCCGATTTCTATCTTCCCGACCGCGGTTATCTTTATCGAGTTTGTATGCAGCTGCAAGACTTTCTATATAACGACGTCGGCGTGTTGATAGTCAACGCCCCGCCGCGGCACGGCAAATCCCGCACGGCGGGGAAATACGTCGAATGGGTCATGGGGAAAGACCCGACGTTCAAGATCATGACGGGCTCGTATAACGAAACGCTTTCGACGGTGTTTTCGTCGTCCGTCAGAGATACGATCTCCGCAAGCAAAGTCAATCCCTATGACATCGTGTATTCGGACATTTTCCCCGACACGAAGATCAAGCGCGGCGACGCGGCGAAGAATATCTGGTCGCTGGAAGGCTCGGAGGTCAAGTCGTATTTAGCGACGTCTCCGACAGGTACGGCGACGGGTTTCGGCGCGGATATGCTCGTAATCGACGATATCATTAAATCGGCGCAGGAAGCCAATACAACGGCAATATTGGCGAAACATTGGGATTGGTTTACAAACACGATGTATTCGCGATTACAGGGACGGCGGAAGATACTCATTATCATGACGCAGTGGGCGACGAAAGACCTCGCACATAGGGCGGCAGAGCATTTCCGATCGATAGGCGAGAAAGTCGAGCAGATTACCTTAAACGCCTTACAGCCGAACGGGCGCATGCTGGACAAGCGGATTTTGCCGCGCAGAGTGTACGACAATCTCGCAAAGACGCTTGCGCCGAATATCTTTTCGGCGAACTATAAGAACGTCGCCGTTGACCTCATAGACGGTGTGTATGGCGCGTTTAAGACGTATAAGCTGTACGAGCTGCCCGAACGGTTCGAGAAGATATGTTCGCAGACGGACACGGCGGACGAGGGCGGGGATTACTTATGTAAAATCATTTACGGGCGTTATAAAAACCTGCTGTATATGTTGGATGTTTACTACACGCAGGAGAAAATGGAAGTAACGGAGATCGAGGCTGCGAAACGGAGTTTGCAGTTCAACGTGCAGTATGACGACACGGAGAGCAATAACGGCGGAAAAGGCTTTGCGCGGAACGTAGAGCGGAAGTATAAAGAGCTTGGCGGAACGCTGGCGCGGTTTAGTTGGGAAGCGCAGAAGCGGAACAAAGAAGCGCGGATATTGACGAACGCGACGGGCGTGAATAACACGGTTGTCATGCCTTGCGACTGGGCGACGCGCTGGCCGGCGTTCTACAACGACGTAACATTATTTTCACGGACGGCGAAGAACGAACACGACGATGGGCCGGACTGTCTCACCCGTTGTTATGAAAAAGAGTTTGAGAAGCCGCGCGTTACATTAAAACAAGTGAGGTATTGAGGTGTTGTATAATCTTAATTTTTTAAGGCGTGGAGAGGTATTCCCGCCGCGGGAGGAACTGGAGCGGCTGGAGGCTTACCGCGTAAACGATATGCTATTGAACGACGAGCCGTGGGCGGCCCTGCCCGAACATAAGCAACGGGTGTTGTTTTTGCTGTCCAACTTCTCGCTTTCGCCCGACAGAGAGTGTTATCTGTATAACGCGAACTATTGGTCGGAGCTGGCGGATAAGACGAAAGAGCTGACGTTCGGGGAGCGTCCGACGATAAAATCGGAGACGAAGCAGGATACGCTGGAGGAAATCCTCAAGCAAACGGGATTGTACGAAAAGGGCGAAGAAGGCGTAGGCGATCTGTGCGCGCTGGGGGATTGGATCGCCAAGGTGAAAGACGACGGAACGGGAAACGGCACGTTTATCAACGTCGATCCGTCCATCTGGTTTCCCGTGGTGGATTTCGAGGACGTAAAAAGCGTGAAATATCACGTATTGGCCTGGGTGGTGCATAATCCCGCAGAGAGTGACAAATTCGAGCTGCACGCGCAAATCCATGAGAAAGGGAGATATACCAACCGCGCTTTCGGCATCGACGGTCGGGTGCGTGAGGATACTTATACCGTGCCTAAAACAGGTCAAACCATAAAGGCAAACGCCTATAAGCTGGGCGCGGAGCTAAATCGGGCGTGCGACGATTTCAAGCTCGGAACGTTCGAAACGCACCTGGACGATTTCGCAATCGTGCATATCCCCAACGATACGGTCTCCAAAAGCATTTACGGGAGATCTGATTTCGATCGGATTACGGACGCGGCAATCGCGTACAACACCCGCATGACGCTGAAAGACGTGGTGCTGGATAAGCACAGCGCGCCGTTGATGTACGGCCCGCCGCTCACCGAGGACGAACGGATAGGAAACTATCTCGAAGTGCCGCCCGACGATCCGAAAGCGCCGGGGTATCTCGTATGGGACGCGGCGATGACGGCGGTGGAGAATACAATTGCCGCATTAAAGGAAGATACGGCAAATCTGTCGGGCATGGGCAGTATTTTAGACAATAAGACTTTCGGGGAAAGCCAGGGCTACGACGCGTTGATGATCAAGCTTGCGCCCGCGCTCATGCGGGCGGCGAAGAAAACGGCCAGGATAGAGCCGCGGTTGAAAAAGATCATTTCGCTCGTTTCGCAGATCGGTTACGAAAGAATAGAGTCCGAGGATATAGAAATCGCGTGGCATGACGGAATCCCGACGACGGAAAGCATGCGCGCGGACCTTGCGGCCAAGCATCTGGCGACGGGCTGGAGCAGAAAGCGGGTGCTTATGGTGGACTATGGCTTAAGCGAAGAAGACGCGGAGACGGAAATCGCGCAAAAGGAAGCGGAAGCGCCGCCTATACCTCAAGCGGGTTACGGCGCGGACGAGGAGAGTGAAGATGAATGAAATACATAAGACCGCCCGAGTTCAAGTCCGTAAAGGAATTTACGGAGTATTACAGACAGGTTGAGCAAAACATAACCGAACTTCTGACAAAAGACAGCGGCACGGCGACGAGTAAAGAGCTGAATACACAGCTGAAAACCGCCCTGCAAGCGGCGGTGTCGTACCTGTCGGGTGTGAATAGGGAATACACCAAAACCGAGCCTCCGCCTGCGTTTGAGGAGGGCAGGAAATGCGTCCCGAAGTCTCCCGCGATGAGTATGAAAGAAGCGGCGGCAATTCTTAAAAAGCAAGGTTATCGGTATGCGGGCAACGCATTTTCACGGGATACGTATATAGAACTCCAAAGCGCGGTAAAAAGCGCGGGAAACGGGTTTCTGTCGCGCGTGAACAAGACAATCGAGGATTTACGCAAGGAAGGGAAAGACAGCGTTTACAACGTGCAGGAAGCCGTTAAAAAGGATTTGGAAGAAAACGGGCTTCTGACGGTAAAGTACGCCAACGGAGCGAAACAGCCGCTTTCGGCGTATGCGGCGATGGCGGCAAGGTCCGCGCGGATAGAGAGCGTCAACCTCGGCGCGATCGGCAGGGCTTTGCAGGAGGGGACCAATTATGTAAAAATGACGACGATGCCGCAGTGCTGTAAATATTGCGGCGCATATCAGGGAAAGGTGTATTGTATCTCGGGCAAAGACAAACGTTTCCCCGCTTTGTTTAAGACGGTGCTCAAAAGCGGTTATGCGTTGCCGCACCCGAATTGCAGGCACGAGTTTATTCCGTGGTTTTTC